AGTCGTTTGTGGCATCCATTCTGTAGTTCCATCTGTCAACTGAACTTGTATAAACTTAGCAGAAAGTCTATGCTGGTTTTCCGATGCTTTCTCGCTCTTATATTGTGTCACTTTAAATATCCTTTATTTTGGGAAAATACTTCTTATCATAAGAGCCCTTAACAACACGAAGTCTGTTCCTGTGTGTATCATCTCCAACAAAGGTTTGCCAAAACGATTTAGCTCCACCTTTATACGTATCAGCATTATCTCTTCCCTGTAGAGTTCTACTCTCCATAGAGGGCAATGATGCCCTAGCAGGATTACTAGTCATTTCATCTCTAGTAGCCACGTCTTCTCTTTCTCTTTTTCTCTCTATCAAGGAGCCGCATAGTTTCCTTTTCTTCTCTAACTATACTTCTTTGTTCCGCTGGCGTCTTTCTTGAAAATCCAACATCCATAGATACTTTCCTACTTCTCGGGTCTCTTACTGCTTTTACAACCGTTCTCTGTGCTGCCTCTGGAACTCTCTGAGTACCAATCATCCCTTCCTGTGCTCCACCAGCAGTTCTCACGGGTTTATATTTTTCAAATGTTTTAAGTTTTTTCCCTCCACCAAACTCTCTTTCAAGTCGCTTTTGCCAGTTGGCTAATCCCTTCTTAGTCCGAAAAGTTGTCAAATATGTATCAGCAGAAAATGCTTCGGGAACCTCACCCTTGAAAAATCCCTTGCTTTCAGCCTCCCTTAAAAGTTTTCTATAAAAAGGGCCAATCTCTATAGCCTCTCTTGAAATCTTTGCAAGACCCACAGCAGTCCCAGCAAAAGGAACAGCAGCAGCTAAAGACCATAAACTAGGGCCCCACTTACGTTCTTTTGCATATAGAGCTGCATTTAACATATCAAAAGGCATTCCACCAGGTGCTAGACCCAATAAGTCTAATGACCTATGCAAATTCTTTGGAACTCCAGTTTCTGGCATTTATGCTACAATCCAGGGCTTTGCCTTACGAACAGGCTTCACCCATGTCTTTTCTTTCTCGTTTCTCTTCATATTGGGAGCAAATGCGTGAACATTGGCATAATAAAGAGCTTCTATGGTGTCATCATGCGCCATTCTTGGTCCAAATGTAAGTACTTCCCGTACCAAATCAAAGTGATTGTCCCTTAAATACACTGTTCCCATGCTGAATCTTCCCGATAGACCACTATATATACGATTTCTTTTCTGTGCACCCCCTGGTTTTTCAGAAATTACTGCTAAGTCAAATCTATTTAGTCTTCTTCTCTCGTCATTCAAAGATTGGAATATGCTCCTATTCATAGCTACATCTTCAACTGTTGCACTAGTACAATGATACTTATCATAAAGACTAATTATATAATCCACAACACCCTTCTTATTTATGAAATCCCCAGTGAATGATTTTGAACCCACTGTTGGTATACTTCTGTGTCTTTCATATTCAAAGACGTAGAGGTTATTATCTGGACAAATACCCACAACCATAATGACACTAAAATCAGATTCCTTAGTATCAATATCAGTAGCAGGGTCACACCCGATAAATGTATTGATAGGCTTCTTTTCTTTGTCTTGTACGATATAGTTAATCCCATCCTCGTGGTGGTAATAGCCTTGCCAATACCGAACATCTGACCTTTTCCACATCGCATCTTCTTCACTCATAACCTCCATCATGTACTCTTGGTAAAACTTGGAAGACTGACCAGAGTCTCTATAGAACTTTTTCTTTTCTTCTAGCTTTTTCTTACCGAAGAAGCTTGGCCATAAAGTGTTTCCATCTTTGTCAAGAGCTTTGTGCGTAATGACTCTCCAAGAGAATTTTTCTCTTTCTTTAGCTGCTTTTTGATATTGTCCGAGAAGATTATTAATGAAGCTGTCGTAATGTACAGGAGTCCCGTTAACACGGAGCCTACCAGTATGAGGCTCCAAAGCAGGATATACAACAGCTGTAACAAGATTTGCATTTTTAGCCCTCGCATCATGAGTTATTGTGTTTGCTTCATGTTCAAAGTCGTCTAGGATAACTAAGTCATATCTCTTGTGAAGTTTTGCTCCACCTCTAATACCAGAAACATTGCTCTTGGAAATAAGCTTACATCCATTAGATAACTCTATATCTTCTTCCGTCCATTTTGGGCCCCTTAAAGTTCCAAAGTAATATTTCAATTTATCATTGTACTCTAGATGATATTTAACATAATCCATATTTCCTACGCTAAGTTTTTGTGTGGCACTGATCCACCCATAAAACAAAAGGTCATTCCCTGTCTGAAAACAGAAATCTTTAATAATGGATGCTTTTGTAAGAATAGTTTTCCCGTGACCACGGGGAACAATAATAGCTAATTGCTTTACTTGTGAGTCATCTATCGCATCAGCAATTTCATAATGAAATGCTGGAGTTTCACTCCGCATAAAATCATCAGGGAGAAATAATTTACCAAAGGCTATAAGGTCATTCTTCGCTGTCTGAAGAATTTCCTCCGCCTTCGCTACGTTCTGACTGTTGACGTTCATATTTCTCTTTTAACCATTTTTCAAAGTCTTCGGTTTCCCCTTTAAAATCAACATACTGTACTAGCTCATTCTGCTGTATATACAACAACTGATACAACTGGTCAAGTTTAAGGCGATGTGCCTTAAGAGTTCTAATAAGGTCATGCTTTGAAATAGTTTTCTTTCTCTTCATGCCCTACTAGCTCTGGTATTTCCATATGCTCTATAATAGATTTAATCCTCATATACATTACTACATCTTCACTATTACCCTGTATGATTCTCACTACACTTATTTTGTCCGCAATTCTCTTTAATTCAGATATAGACTCACCAAGATTAAATCCTGATGGATCATATTCGTCCTCATCAATTTTCTTTAGTTGGTCCAACAACCAATGCCATCCTTATCAAATTCCATAGTGACCCATCCTGTTCGCACGATTGGATATATGGAATACCTTGCATACTCTGCATATCTCAAAAAACTACCTCCCCTAATATACCACCTTCTGTGCAAAGCTTCCTCATCTCCATCTATACGCATGGAATCTAAAGGCTTTGCATATAACTGATGATTATGCCCCAAGAAAAACACGTCTGCTTCAGAGTAAACCGCAGCCATCTTGTCCAGCTCCAAATCTCCGTTTTTTGCTCCGCTCTTTCCGTGTCCAGAGGCTAGAATCCAATCCTGGCCCTTAACAGTAAGTACCGCATAGCCAGGCATCTTGTAATATGGGACTCCCATGTCTTTTCCAATCATTCTTGATACATCATAATCCAATAAGGAGAGACTTCTCAAATAATCATGATTTCCCCCTCTCACAAATAAACACTTGTCAATAATAGGTCTTATCATATCCATAAAGACTTCATGTTGCTGGTCTGGGGGAATATATTGTCCTCTCTGACTAATCTTGTAGTGAGGTGGTATACATTCTAACAAATCCCCGTTTCCAAACCATACAGCATTGTCATCTTCGTATATTCGCTTTATAGCTTCTGAAAACTTCTTAAAATCAAATTCATTAGCTCCTACATGAATATCAGTCAAACCATGTACCCTGAGAACCTCATCAGACTCATACTTAAATACCTTCCCTGATTCTATTATTTCAGAAGAAGACCCACTATTTTCTAAGGGAACTTGGAAATGTTTATTACACTGCTTACAAGAAAAAACTTGAGAGATTGAATCTCTACTATACTGTTTCCCGTCTTTCGTTACATGATAAGAACTACATCTTGGACAAATCATTTACTTCCTTCAATTCTGGCCGTTTCACAGAATCTAGTTGGCCTGTAGAAAACTCCTGCAACATTCCATATACTCCAACTTCCTGTTTCGGAGTTAGTGGTTTTCCAAGCGTACCTATCGCTTTACCCATCTCTTTTGTTGCTTGTAGCTGAATATTTTCATCAACTGAATTTTCCGCAAGGCATTTTAAATTATTCAAAACATACTCATGGTCTATTCCTAGCTTCTTAGCTATATCCATTACACCACGCTCAATCTCTTTCATCACTCTCTCCTGTTTTAAAAGAACAACAGCCTTAGCTTTTGCTCTGTTATCAGTTGTATGACCAAATACTTGCTTATATGCATCCGTTACCTCTTTTCCAGTTGCAACACTAGTTGCGAATAATCGCTCTTTCCTAGTTAGTGTTTTCCTGTCTTTAATTCGTTTTGAAATATTCTTTCTCTTACCAGAAAAAGTATACCTATTCTTATGCTTACTAAAGTCTGTATCCATAAACGTATTTTCACGATTTAGAAAAGTACCAACTACTGTGCGCACCCAACCTTTTGCATACTTATAATTTTTTCTGTCGTTAGGATGAGTAATCATACTCTTAACTTTCAAAAGCTGAATAATCCTACCATCATCGGATTTTACCCAATCTCCTTCCTCCGCACTTCTCCACTGTGGATTAATTTGTGGTGGGCTGTCTGGTAAGAAATGAGAAATGTGTTCCTCTTCGTTTTCAAAGACAAAATGACGTTTGCCTTTAATTACCCTGTGTTCCAAATTACTCGGGTGAGAGCTGTCTTATTTTAGAACACAAATCGTCTATTAGTCTGTTTACTGGTTCGGGGATAATGTATACAAGCCCATCTATCTCTATGTTAGACATATCGTCTTCTTCAATTTGCTTGAAGACAAGCTTCTCTCCAAAAGCAACTTTCTGCATCTCTTCTAAAATGCGTACTTGTGTCTCTGGAGGAAGTTTTGAAAGCTCTGTCATCTCTACTGCCATATCAGACTAAAGTTAAGCAAGATATAGATACTAATCTTCTTCTTTCTCTCCCCCCCCTATGGTCCCCCCCCTCTCACTATCATCCGTACCACCTGGCACAGGGGAAGGCTTTACCTGTTTTTCTAGATTTTCCAAGTCCTTAACTCCTGTAGCTCCTTCATTTCTTGCTACATCCCGTAACCTAACCATACCATCTTCTACTCTAGGGGTCATAATGTTTCTCCTTGCTAATGTGGTAATATATGACTGATTGCCCAAGTGTGTCAAGGAAAATGTGACTAATGATATATACCCAACTTGCCCGCAATAGGGTTAGAAATGGAATTTCAGAAATTCCATTTTGAGTTGGATTTCATTAACCAAACTACGGAGGTTCAAAAATGACCATCAAACTACTCAGACAGATTCCAGGTACTAACTCCAGAGTGATGCTTGACTACGAGTGTTCAAAGGGTGACGAGTCCGGAGACTACTTCGTCAACGCACGTACCACTCCAACAGTATTCATCTACTCAGAGGATGAGTTGGTAGAGGAAATGGCAAAGTCCAAAGTGTACCAGACCGAGGAGCGGATTCCATTGACTCAAGAAGACCACGATCATCTGATGGCAAGATTGGATACTTGGGTGGAACAAGCATAGTTGGAGGGGGGAAACCCCCTTCAATCTCCACTTAGTTATAAAAGCAGGTAAAGTCCGCAAGGTAGGGATGATACACGGGTGATAGCGTTGTATTCAAACTACGCCTGCTACTATTATGGTATAAAGTGGCTCTTATTAGACTCATGTGTTATCATGTAAGACGTATGTAATCGTATTGATAGCATTATGAGCATAGAGCCACATACTACCATTATATGCTATTATAGTATTAAACTTGGGCTTACACATAAGGAACAATTATGATTGACCTAAAGCACGAACAAAACATTAGTATAGAGCTTGAACAAAAGCATGAACAAGAGAAGCCTAAGCGTGATGATGACAGTTTTGCAAGAGAAGTCAAGCATCGTGAAGATAGACGTACTATCTATTATCTAAGAAATGGTAAACAATGCAAACGAGTACTAAATGCATCAGGATACTCATCCAAAGCTGAAAGAGTGATAGATGTAGTTGAGTATATGAGTCAGAGTAATCCTAATAAGATTAATATGAAGATGATGAAAGGATTTAAACTAATGGAGGATAATAATAATGAGTAACTGGCAAATTCTAGAACCATTTCTTATCTTCTTCGGAGTAATAATGATTATGATATACTCAATACTATTTGCTCCAGAACTATCTAACCTATTACATAGAATTATAAAGTTTACACTAAAGTTCTTTTGGGCAGTCGTAAGGAGTAAATAAATGTGGGACAAGCTAGTAAGTGACGAAGAACATAGAAGACTATTAAGAAAGTGTGGTCTTCCAGTGTCTATTGCTGACCATCCTAAATCAAAAGAAGAGCTTGAAGATATATATCCACATTTAAAGATGTCAGACGCAGAAAAAGAGGTAAGAAGGATAGTAAATGAGGAGTATGGAGTGAACAAACCAATAGAAAAATGTAGTGCTTGTATTGAATTAGATAGTTCTATAAGCACTCCGTGTCAATGTCTTTGTTGTGATCCTGATGGTACAAGATATATATGTTATTGTGATGAAAAAATTTAAGAACAATAAAGAACTATATGAATGGGAGTCTACACACAATAAGATGAGAATATATAAATACTACAGACCAATTCGCATAGATATAATGCATAGAGGAGACAATGAGTATAGACAGTTTTGGTTTGATATTACTATTCTACTCTTTGACTTTGGTTATGCTATAAACTGGTGTGTATCAGGTGAGCTAACTAAAGGTGTGAAGTATGTGTCATTGT